TGTTGATAATGTTTTAGTTGTTTCAGCTCCTGTGGAGTTTGTACGGATAATAACTAAAAGATCGGTGTCTTGTAATATTCTAAATTGATAAGCAAAGTTAGTTGTACTTGCATTACCATTGTGGAAATTCTTAATAATAGTTGTAGATACTGTCATAACTTAAAAACCTTTATTATTTCTTGATGGTTTTGTAAACAAAAAATTTTCTTGATATTCTTGGTTATAGTCTTTTTTCATTCTTTTTTCTACTCTTTTTAATACACCGGGATTCATTGTTTCCATCATTTGAAATCCTATCATATAATCAAATACAGCTTTAATATAAAATAAATTTAAAAAAGGTATGTTTGCACTTACTGTTCTATAAGCAGCTTTACCAGCTTTACCACCTTCTCCACGAATACCATAATTAATTGCAGCTATAACATCACCTGCAGTTAATAAAACTGGTCCAACTGCTGCTGCAGCAACATCTGCCGAACCTCTAACTTCTTTAAATAAAACATCACCATAAATACCTAAACCACCACCTTGTAAGAAAGCAGCCATTATTGTTTTAGTATTACTTGGGTCTCTTGGTTTTTTACCTCTTAATAAATCTTTTGCTGTCATTGATACATATCCTAAAATTCCTTGAGTTACCATTAAAGCAACTATTCCTACAAACCCTCTACCATAATCTGCTTTAGTAACATTTGGTCCTTTAAAATAAGAAAGCTCTCTACCTAAAACTTTTGCCATAATTGCAAATGGAAATGCTTTAAATTGACCCATAAATCTTATTGCTTCACCTTCTGGAGTACCAGCCAACATTCCTCTTGTCATGTCTCCTTTTAATCTAGCATCTGGTTCAATAACTGCATAAATTGATCTATCTAATAACATTCCAGATACAGATGCTTTAAATTTATCTTTTTCTATTCTTAATTGTGATTCTGTTACTTTATCTAAATTTAATATTTTTTTCATATCAGCATCTGTTATTTGATCTAACATACCAATATTAATAAATTCCATTCCATCATCAGCTTTTTCCATTGCTGTTTTTCTAATTACATCCCATTTAGTTGCATCAATATCATACATATTAAATAATTCTTGTAATTGTTTATTTAATTTTCCAAATTCTAAATTTTTTTGTCTAGCAAAGTAATTAGCCATTCCTAACATTGAACCTTCTTTTAAAGTATTAGTCCACCAAGCTAGTGCATTATATTTAAAAAAAGTTCTTTGTGTGCTTGACCAACCTTTACTTAAATTATCTCCTACTTGGTGTCTAGCAGACATATCATAAATAGTATTATCAACAATAAAACCTAACATTTGTGCTATATCTTTTTTGTTTTTTGTATTTTTTATTTTTAATAAACTTCCCATAGCTTCAGCCATGCCACCTAAAAATGATCTACCTTGAAATCTCATTTCCGATCCATAAATACCAACATCTGCTGCTGCTGAAATTGTTGCTCCACCTAGTTTTGCCATAGATGATATAGCTCTTGCAATAGCTGAATATCTTGCCAAACCAAATCCTTCAACAGTATATATAGAACCATCTATAACTTTCATATATTTATCAAATTTAGTGTAACTTGCTATTGAAGATATATCTGCAGTTTCTTCATTTTTTGCTAAACTTTTTCTAACTGCAAATCTAATTTTTTCAAAATTGTCTAATGGTTTTGTTCCTAAACCATCCATCATACCAATATTTCTTCCTGCAGTTTGTATTCCAGAAAAAAATGATTCTTTTAAATTTCCTACTCCAAATTTATCATTGTAATCAAACCAATCATCCGGAGTTTTAAAATGTAACACTCTTTTAAATTTAGAACCTTTTGCTACATCTTTAGATGTTTTTCCACCATAAGAATTACTAGCTCCATCAGCTATTAAATATTTATTACCAACTAAAGAATTAAATGCTTCTGTCATAAATTCATCAACATTATTTGTATTTGCAAAAGTTCTATCTGTATCTAATTTTTGCATAACAAAATCTTTCCATGCTTTAAAATTTTTATTATAATTAGAACCACCTTCTATATCATTTAAATTTTTACCTAATACATTAGCTGCATTTCTAACACTATAAGGATCATGTGATTGTTTAACAATGTAACCCCACATTTTTGCAATGTTTGCTCCTCTGTCATTTAATTTTTGTCTAATCATTTCAGAATATTCTTCCATAATTTCTGCTAATTTTATTATGTCTTTATTTTTTTCTGTTACTTTAGGTTTTTGTCCAAGCCTTTGTTCTGTTACAGTTTGTTGTTGATTTAATTCAGCCATAGTTCTTGTTACTCTTCTTTGAGTTTCAGCTTCTGTCATGCCTTCTAATCCATCTCTAAATAAAAGTTCTAATTTATTTTTTCTTAACTTTGCATTAAACCCTGCAATTAATTGATTAACACTAGCATTTTGCAATACAGCAACAGATGATCTTGCTCCTGTGGTTCTTCTGTTTGAACCTACCATTATTGCAATTAATCCTTCAGCTGGATTATCTGGAAATTCTTTTAAAACAAATTCTGTTAATTTTCTGTTTCTTATTTCATCATTAATAGCATTTTTTTTATTTTTTATTTTTTGTATTTTAATTTCTTCAGCAACATTTTTAGCTATAGAATCTATATTTACTTCGTCTATTCTAGTTAATTTTTTTTCTGCTTGAGCAATTTTAATTAAATTAATTATGTCATCTTTTTTAGCAGAATTAATAGAAGATTCTTTTAATAATTTTTCTACTCTTAGTAAACATTTATCAGACATTATTATCTTCCATTAACGCAATTAATTGCGTCTTTAATTATTGCATCTAAATCTTTTGATCTTGTATTAACTTCATTAAATTCATCTGAAGCAACTTTTACTGCAGCATCATCATTACTAAATGTTAAATCTAAATCTTTTTGTTTATTTTGAAGATCATCTAATTGACTTTGTAATATATCATTATCAGCTATTTGTTCTGCTGTATTTTTATCTACAACAGTTTGTTCTAAATTATTTAATTCCATTTCATCTAATGAAGTTTTTGGTCTAACGTTAACATCTGGATTTGGTTTAGCATCTGGTGAATCTCTAAGAACAGGATCACCATTAGCAACATGAGTTACATCTGTAGGGTTATCTAAAATTTGATCTCCCATAGCTTTTTGTAATAATGCCAATCTAGTTCTTGGATCACTTGCTTCTAAATCTCTCATAATTTCAGAGGTTTCTGGATAATATTCTCTATAAAAATTTATATCTACTTTTGCTTCTGAATTATCACCTAATATTTTTTTACCTTCAGTAATTCTGTTGTTCCATTTTCTACGAGTATTTGAATCTTTTAATTTACCAGCACCTACATGAAGTCCACTACCCATTACTGCACCAAATCCAATGTTTAAAAAACTATCATATAAATCGTAATCAGCTTGTACAGATTGAGCTACCCCATATACTAAAGGCTCAACTATTGCAGCTCCTGCCACACCTTCTACTGCACCTCTAACTGCTCTTGCTTTTGTAAAACCTTGTTTGGCAACAAGTTTAGCAAATCTAGCTTGTCCAAATACAGGAATAAAAGATGCCGCTATATTAATTGGGTCTACCATACTTACTGCTAATCCAGTTGTTAATTTTGCAGCACCAACATAAAAACCTTTATTGAGAGGATTCCAAGAACCTTTTGGACCTCTTTCCATTATAGATTGTCTTGCTCTTTCTTCTTTTTTTTCTTTAACCATAATATCAACAACTGATTGATATTCATCCTCATCAAAGTACAAACCTATTTTTGCATATTCTTTGTTTAAATCTTGTCTTTTAACTCTTTCTAAATTTTGTTTAGTTGATTGTATTTGTGCATCAATTTTTTGTGTCCACAAAACTAAAGATGAGCCGGGATTAAAATTCCAGTTATCAGCAGCTACTGCTCCTAGTGATTCAAATAAACTTGATTTATATTGGTCATAACCACTTTCTTGTGCTGTATCATTTATGTTTAATCCAAAACCCAAGTTCATATTATTTTTTTCTATTTACAATTACACCCAAAGCCATAGCTACCGCTAAATCACTATCTGTTTCTAATAGTTTAGACATTTCTTTTTTACTTAATTTAGATAAATATTTAACTGAATTTTTACCATATTTAGTTGAAAAAACTGATTCAAATTTTGGTCCAAATATTGCAGAAGAATTATTTAATAAATCTAAAGCTGTTGTAGGCTCTACTTGCCAATATGATCTTGCTGGACCACCACCTATTTGAACTTTAGTTTTATATCCAGATTCTATTTGACCAATAGCATTAGCATATTCTATTAATTCTTGTTTACTTAAATTTTTATCTCCTTCAAATATTGGTACTATCTTGTCTATAGAATTTTTTGCTTCATTAGGAACTGTATAATTTTTATTTATTGCTTTTAATGCTCTTTCAGTTTTTTTAGGATCATTACTTGTTTGATAAAGTCTAGTCCAATCATTTGCTATTTGTTTATTTGTCATAATATTGTTTGTTTTTTTATCTGGAATTGATGTAAATAAATCTTCATTTGGAACTTTAATCATTTTATTCATAGCATATACATCACCTTCATTTGCAATTCTTAATTTACTTGGGTCTAAAGCAATATTAGAACCACCGGGTAAAATATCTGATGTGTCATTAATTTTAAATGATAGTTCATTACCATCAGCATTTAATACTGGAGCAAAAGAAGTATCAGCTAAAACAATTCCATAAATCAAACTATCACCATTTGCTGTGTTTCTCCATTCACCATTAACTTTCATATTTAAAATCATTTTATCTGTTAATTCTTTTTCATCAACATCACCTGTTGCAGATTTATAAGCTACAGCATTAAATTCTGATAAATAATGTTCTTGAATTAATTTTGTTTTATTAATAACTCCATCAGTAGTTTGACCCCAATCAGTTAAATCTTTACCTTCATACTTATTTGGAACATAAAATGTATCTTGAGTTGTATCAAAATTTTTTACAAACATATTAACAGCTGATTCTGCAGCATCATCTTGATCGTACTTACTGTTTGTGTACATTTCATTTAAAGCATAGTAAGATAAAAATTCTACAACATTATCCATTTGTCCTACACCATCTGTACTTTCAAATTGATTGTTTAAACGCACAATATTTTCAAGTTCTTCAAAACCTTCCATATTGCTAATTTGAATTTTTAAATCTTTTAATTTAAAATCTTCATTTTTTCTTTTAGCAAAATCTAATAATTTAGTTTTTTCTTCTGCGGTATCAAAACTAAATGCTTTTCTTTTTTCATTTTCAGTTAAGAATCCTTGTTGAGCTATTACAGCATTAAAAGGTAAACCAGCTGCTTGTAATTCTAAAAGAGCTTGACCATCATTTTCTCCAAAATTTGTAATTACTGAATTTAATAAAGATGACGCATTTGCAGGATTGCCAGTTGCGTTTTTCATATAATTAGCAACAAAATTTGATGCTTCAGAACTAGACATTACTTTTATTTTTTCATTAGGAACTCCCATGTCTTTTTGAGTTTGAACAATTAAATTTACTAAATTATTTTTAGCTTGTGATTGTGCTAATCCATCAGTTATGTTTTCTACATCTTCATAACCTTGTTTTATTTCATCATTATTTTCAATTAAAAAATTTACAGGGTCTTTATTTAAAGCTGCAGTTCTAGCAACTATAGCATTTTTATATATTGTTTCTATTTTTTGTCCTTCAGCTTCTCCAGCTAAAGCTATTCCTTCTGCTGTAAAAGTTTCTAAAGATAATTCTAATTCTGAAGTAGGCATTGAATTAATTAAAGCTACATTATCTACAGTAACATCTATAATTTTTTTTTGTTTAACCATTTCATCAATAACATCTGGTGGTAAAACTTCTTTTGCAAACTCCATGTCAAATTCTATTTTTTTACCCTTAGTAGCACCAGCCAAAACATCTTTCCAATCAGCATCTATTCTAGGAGCTAATAATTTTTTTGCTTCTCCTTGTAATGTTAATCTTTCATCAACATCTAAATTTGTAAAAAAGTTATCATCTTTTAATTGCATTAATGCAGTTTTTGGGTCATCTTGAATTAATTTAACAGCACCATACATATCAATTTCATTTGGAATACCATTTAACATTTTTTCTAAAAGTGGTGGTGAAATTTGATCTTTCCAAGTATTATTAGTTAAATTTAACAAATCAGTTGTTAATGTTGCAGCATCAAACTCTCCATTTGTTAAAGCTGTATTTAGATAATTTTGTTTTGCTTCTAAATAACCATTGTTTAAATCAAGTAAAATATTTTTTGATATTTGACTATCAGTTCTAAAAATTGCTTTTTGTGTTTCAGCTAAACCATAAGTGCTAAATTTATCTTGAACATTTCCATTAGTTGCTAATGCACGATATTTTTTAATTAAAGAATCTGATTTTTCACTTAAATATATATTTGCTGCTTCTTTGTTTACTGAAAATCTTTCATCAGTATTGATAGTATTTTGAACCTCATTCATTTCAACTATAAATTTATTTTCTAGTCTTAATGCTTCTGCTTGATTTTGTAAGGCATTTTCTTTTACTGCATGATTAACAACAGTTTTTGTTATAGGTGCTAATGCAGTTGCAAGATTATTATTTAAACCTAATTGAATATTAGATGTAGTGCCTTGCAATTGTTCTATTGATCCTCTTGCTTCAAATGTAGGTATTTTTGGCATTAACTTTTCATCCCATATAATAGTGAACCTGTTTGTGCTACAGTATTTATTTGTGCTAGTCTAGATTCTTGTTTAGCCATTGTACCTTTAATTCTTGCAAAGTTTGCTTCTTCTTGTTTATTGTTTGCAGCAACTTGTGAATTATATCTAATTAAATTTTCTTGTAATTTTGCTTCATAA